CGCTCAAACTCCGAGTGGTTGTATTGTTTGCAAATAGAGATGTCTAAAGACATCTATTCAATGAAAAAATCAATTTCGCTATCGCTCATTGATTGTTTTCCTTTCATGATTCCTTTAAAGAAATACGCTTGGAATTGGAGTCATACGACGGCTATGTGAATCACCAAAATAAAAAAAATGGTGACCCATAGCCGCCGCACCGCTTGGATCAGATCCAAACGACTTAACAAGATTTTAGGCAGACGGATGTATTGAAACTGCCAACTCTCTAGGAGCAAATCTGCGGCCCTATACGGGATATACCTGTTAAGCGATATAACCTATAGTGGGGTCATTAGCCGTCATATTACAACCCACGTTTTACTGAATTTAAGGACTTCAACTGGTCCAATGCCTCTTTGCGTGCCTTTTTGTATGCCTTCCAGTCCTTGCCTGTGATTTTTTCTTTTAGGGGATTAAATGGAAATGTTTGTGCCCATTGATTTAGTTTTTTTTCGTGCCTTCTACTTCTAATTAGTTGTTTGTAGTTTTCATCTAATTGTTTTTGATTAAGTTTATTTGCCATCGAAACGCCTTAATAATTCTTTATCTGCCATATCTCTTGCCTTGCCTGGCTTCCATTTTTCTGCAACAAACAACAGGTAATCCGTGGGCATTCTATAGATGCTTTTCCATCTATGCGTTCTGCCCCATTTCCAAGTCGTATTGGTGCCAGCAACAATGCCTGTTCCATAAGCCTTGCCACCGCTTCTATATTCTGGTTTGTTCCAATTTAATCGTGCCATATAAGTGCCTATATGTTATTTAGCAATATATTCAATTATACCACTAAAAAGTGAATTTTGTCAAAGGAAATTTAAGCCAAAAAAAAGTGGGGGTGCTGATGCTATGTAAGAATGAGTATATTAGACATATGCCTTGCCAGACAATGAAAGATATATGCTCCAGCACCCCCGAATCATCAATTGTTGCAATTAACGATTAAAGGAGTTATAGTAATAACTATGCCGATATTACTTTAACAATATTATTTATTTTTTTTCAGGTCTTTTGATCGTAGATACGGTTTTTTTGCAGGATTGACAGCGTTGCACCCAGGCAATTCCTCTTTGGAAATAGGCTACGTCTTTTTGCCATTTTATGTGTTTAGGTGGTGCAACAAATCTTCTATAGGTTAATTTTTTGCAACCGCAAAATTGACAGGTGTCCACGGCGAACATTTGTTCGTGTTCCAATTCGTAGGAACGCGGATCCAACATTAGGTAACGTGCTTCCATTACAACATCAACGCTAATGCTATAATCACGCCAACCAATTGTGCAAATACAATTCCCACACCCCATTTGAAACTGCGTTGTATACCTTCAATGCTGTCCTGCATATGTGCTAGGTGATTGGTTAGGATTAAATCTAATTTTTGCTCCACGAGAGCAAGTCTTTTATCCAGTCCTGCGATTTTGTCGGCTTGTTCGCTCATTATAATACCGTTCCTAATTGAATTGCACGCCAATCCGTGCCATCATACACAGCGATGCATCCAACGCCGGCACTGTCTTCACCGCCGTCTGAACAATAAGCAACATCGCCTGCGGCTTGATCCGTTCTTGCGTTTAGTTGTGCCGCTGTTTGTGGTTTGAGGTTTAAGATTTCTTCTAGTTTTACTTTGCCTGTTGCAGGATCAAGTGTTAGTGCTGTTGCACCTGAACTGTTAATTTCATCGGGTAGATAAGTGGCATCCAATTTGCTTGATGCATTTAGAGGTGCAACACCATTGGCAGTTGCCCGTCCATTTATTACATTTTTAAGTTCATCCAGTGCGTTCTTAAGATCTGGTCTTGCCGCCGCTGGTGAATCCGTTGAATCATCCAAATTGGTTGTGATTACGTTTCCTACTGTTGCCCATGCCATACTATTTTCTACCTCTCTTTGTTATATTTAACATCTTACTAGCAATACCGCTGAAAAACGCTTGTATGACGCTTAAAATACGTTTAAGACGCCTTTTAACCGTCGCTCTATTGTATGCTTTTAGTTTTAATTTGTCCTTGTATCCCATTGGTCTAATCATTATACGCTTGCCTCATAAGATGTAAAACCAGTGTTTCCGTGATACCAATAATTGCCAGTTCCCAAACTATCTACCTTGTGTATGTAGAGTGTAGGATTGTTGGAATCTATTGGATTAGGACCAATTAATGTTGTTCCGCCTGCTTTAATTGTATAGGTATGTCCTAATCCACTTCCTAAAGCAATTGGATGACACATAATTAAGGCGGTGGTGTTCACTGCCATATTTTGCACATTTATACTTAATGTAAGACCTGGTGCACTGGTAATATTCACACTAAAAATTAAAACACTTTTACCACTTGATAGTGTTAATGTGGTAGATCCACCCGCAGTATAACTTTGTGTTTGAATATCACTTGCTGACCAACTAGGCAATGTGCTTTGTGGTCCAGTATTTGTAATAACAACAGAACCAGCACTATCAGGTGTGCTTACACTAATTCCTGTTCCAGCAACAATCTCTTGAACACCGCCTGCAAGTGTGCCTGCGTTGTATTCACCACCGATGGTTACGATGGCATCCGCCATCTTTTTAAGTTCTGGTCTGCTTGTTGATATCTTGTCGCTGTCTGCGTCAAATACCGTTGGATCTGGTAATGTTACCGCCATCTTATGCCTCCACTATCTGCCCATCAACGTCTGCCGTCATGCCTGGTAATCCTACCAGCACGGCATCAAATGTGCAATCTATGTTTGTTTTACCGTATGTATTTAAATCTCTAATATTCAATGTAATTGGATCTGTTGACTTGTCCAATACAATGTGTGGCAATGTTATATCGCCTGCAATAGTTTCAACATATCCTGATGCAACGTATGTATCAGCAACGTATGTTGTTGTTGACGTTGCTGTGTGTGGTGTAATCACCGCACTGATAACACTGCCTAAATCTCCAGGCACACTTAATTCTCTTTGACCAGTTGATCCTGACAATGTGCTTGAATCTATGCTGTCCTTGAATATTTGTTTTGTGTCCTTGCTGATGTTTGTTTTAATTTCTTGTATGAAAGGTGTTACACTATCACCAGCACTGTCATCATAATCCACGCTGAATGTAAATTGAAAATATCTACCTGTTATGCTTGTAACAGCAGAACTAGGTGTTACATTTACTGTTGATGGACTATCAATGCTACCACCCGAACTATCAACGGTGTTGCCATAGTTGATTGTTGTGTTCATTGGATGACTTGCACTAAAACTTGTTAATGGATTAACGGTATCTATTCTACCAAAGTCAATTACGGGTGTTGTGTATGTAAGAGGTAGCAATGGTGTAAATTCCCAAGAGGTATATGTGCTCCAACCACCTGATAAACTTGCCCAGGTTTCTGTGCAGTTTGGTATTAGTTGTCCATTTGTGTATATACCGTTGCTTGCCACCTTATGCTCCTAAGTTATGATTGCTTGATACACTGCTACCGCTGGCCGAATTAGGACCTGACGCTACCTGCATCAATGTTAATTCAACATTTTGTAAACGACTGTTAATGTATGCTTGAATGCTACTGTCGGTTACATTTTTCTTTAATTGTGCATTGTAATATGTAAATGGTCCATTGTCTAATACACTACCATCACCTATTTCAGTTGTCTTACCACCAAATGATTTTGTCCAACGGAATTCAACCGAACGTGCAACCTTGCTAGGTGCCACTATCGTGTTTACGGATCGACCTCTTATTGGATAAGGATCACCATCCAAATAATTTTTTACTGTAAGAAGATTTAAACCAGCAAGACCAACGGGTCCTGTTTGATATTCTCCCATATAACTACCATCATTGGCATACAGTTTAATCAAAGCATATTCTACATTTACATCAGCGGGTGCGTTTAATAACACATCAAAGAATATTGCACCACTTCCATAATAACTCTTTTGAAACTTATCAATCTCTGGTCTGCCAATAACATAATCATCCTTTTGTCTGCTGTTGTAACGAATTGATGTTTGTCCATTCAGCGTTTGTGTGCTGTGTGTTGCGTGATCAGGCCAAAACTTTGCGGGTTTTGCCAATCCCTGTTTGCCCTGTTCATCTATAACATAATAACTCCAATAGATATCTCTGGTAAATCTATAAATTGTTTTGCCATCACTATCAGTTGGATAATTTTTATCAAAGTATGTTTGATTTATTGGTATATCGCTTAGAGGCGATTTTCTAAAATCTGTAAAGTATGTTAATGGTATATCAACAATTGGTGGTGGTGGCACAACAATTACAGGTGCACCTGCACTATCCTCATCTGGATCTATTGGAGGAATAATACCTGTTAAAGGTGTGCTTACATTTTTTACCCTTGGTCTTACAGCAAGTTCATCTGGTAAGAACAATGGTGGTGGAATCTCAATTTGATCGGTTGATGTAAATGGATATATGGTAGCATCGTGTTCAACCGCCGCAATGTCCACGGTTAAATCTAAATTTAATTTTATATCAACAACACGAAACGTATCTAGGTTAAGTCCTAACACGGTATCCGTTACACGAATGATATCACCCACTTCCACCTGCAATAATTCCTGTGTTCCACTAAAACTAATTGACTTTTGACTTCTTGATTTTAGATAGATTAGTTTTGCTAGATCCTGTGCGATTGCTTTGTTTGTAACCGTTGCAAATGTAAATTCTTGTCTTAGCAATTCATTATCATCCGCCGCTTGGTCACCAGCAACGCTGTAATATACCTGTTGATTTGAAAAGTTTAGATCAGGGTCAACATAGTTTACAATAACCTCATTGAATTTTGTATCTTTTCTTTCACCCTGCAATGTAATACCACCAATAACATTATCCTTGTCAACATCATAGGCAATGTTAATTGCTGTTGATGTAATGTCTGTTGCATTACCACTGTCTTCAACCTTTAGTTTATAACGTCCTTGAACATAGGGCATAATACCACGGCATCCGCCAATAAGTGCTTTGACATTGTCATAAAGTTTAGCACCGGTGTTTACAACATAGTTCAATGTCATTGCACGACCTGTTGTTCCTGTGTAGTAGGTTACCGTTTGTTCATATTTGTTTGCCGCAATTTTAAAACTTTCAGCATCTATTTCTTCTTTTTGTAGACCACAACCAAAACGTGGATTCATCATATAATCCAATAGGCAATTTGCTGGATTAAAACTGTAACGCTTGGTTAGGTTAGCATAATCATTTGCCAGTGTTAATCCGCTGGCGTGTGTTCTTACGTCATAGACCTTTTTACCAAACACGTCAAACTGCACCTTGGGAATACCACCACCAAATGGATTGTTGTTGGCATCATCCTGTGTTTTGATTTCTTTCCATTCAAAGCGAAATACCACATAAGCAACGCCTGGTAGTTTTCTGCTCTTTGTTGGCCAAGTTGGTGTTTCATTTGCTAGACTGCTTTGACCTTGATCTTCCGTTCCATTGAATACCTGGAATTGAATTCTATTTGCAAAACGTCCTTCTGTTACTGTATACACCTGTCCTGGTGTGTATGTTGCACCGCTTGGATAAGGCAGTTCAACATCTTCAACAAGTATTTTATGAATACCTTCTATTTCACCTTCGCACAATGCAAACACGGCATATAGATATTTGTTTGATGTTCCATTTGTTTCAACAAAGGTTAGGTTACCACCGACACGTCTAAATCCGTAAACAACGGGTATGGGTTGGTTTGTTCCTGCTTTGGTAATTGTAACGCCCTGTGCTTCCTGTTCTGGATTTGTAGGGCCTGTTGGCGTATCAAATGCACCCATTGGATTGAAAACAAATCCAACAATATCACCAACGAACTTGATAATGCTTTTGAAAACATTAACAACCGTTTTGACAACGTCCTTGATAATCTTAATTGGATTGGCCTTACCCATTGCTTCTCTCCAAGTCTAACACAAAGTTATAACCGCAGGGTTGACATCCTCTGTGTTCAAAATAATTTGATGCTCTATCCAAATATTTTTCAGCACCTTTAAAATCTTTTGTAAAATTGCTTACGCCCCATTCAATCCAACGACATCCTTGTTCGCGTGACCAACTTACACATCTATCAAATAAACTATCCGCAATCCATTTGTTTCTTATTGATGGATGAACGAAAAAGAAATACACTTCTGCAAACATAGATGGATTCCATACCTT